GGGAACATAAGGCGTTGCAGGCTTGCCTTCGCCGCCTACGGCAACTGCGGAGACATCGCCGAGGCTCTCGGCCAGGGTGGCATATGTCATATCAACAGATCCAAACAATGAATTCTGATCCTGTGCAAGATGAAGAACGTTCTCATCGTACCACGCCCGCATAGCAGAATTCAAAGAACCAGGATCCTCTAACTGAGGAATTGATTGATTGATTACCGTGCTATCAGGATAAAGGGCCGATAGTGTCGCCGCATTAGATGAACCTAATCCGCCATTTCCAGTCCCAAAGTCCTCTCCGGGCTCATAGTATACTGTTCCTTGCTTTGCTCCCATGATTAAAGCCTCTTCGTAATGCGGGCGCGGACTCGCTTACGGGCTTCTCTAACCTTACGGAGCTTGCGGGTTAACCTTGCCTCTTCAAGCTTTAACACCTGGGCATGATCAATATCCTTCTCCAAAGCAACGGATGTACCTTGCGCGTCGGCATCAACCTCAACCGCCTTGACATCCTCAACTGGCTCCAGGGTACCGGATCCAACTTGCTCTCTCATCCGTCTGACTCGACGCCTCTTTGTCGGCTGGCGGCGCTGGGTCTTTCGAGTCTCTTCCATCACGATCTTTCGAAGCAGTGATGGTGTTAATTTCTTGGCTCTACGTCTCATAATAAATCTCCATGAGCTATGCTCAAAATTAAATATCAAACTTAAATAAAAAAATCAAGAATTTGTACTTGATTTTGCATCAGGAAAAGCTAAAGTTGCCCAGTTCGATGAACCTTCAAATAAATCCATCGGATCTGTGGTCGCCATAGCCCGAGTCGCCTGATCACCTCGAGCCATACGTTCCACCATTTGTGAACTACCTTTATTGTCAGCTGCCACCATCTGTGGAAGCGTCCTTGACGCTGTATCGGCCAGAATATCCTGCATAACAGAATCGCCGGCAGCTACCGCAGAAATACTTTGCTGGACCGCATGATTCATCTTCTTAGAATCTTCCGTTAACGTCATAAGATCAGTTGGATGCTTTCTAGGAGCCCGAGAGACATGCGATCGTTTTGTCCTACGTGGTGTGGACTCTGTAATCGGTTCAGATGAAGCGAGTCCCTCCGCCAATATTTCCACCAAACACTCTTTAACAAGACCCTTAAGAAGGCTTCTAGATACCTTAGCCACGTTACATCACTCCCGCGGAGCCGGAAAGCGGTGAGTTAAGGTCCTTGATGCTGGTCAAGCCGGCAACGACCGAAACGGTAGTGCTGGTGGTGGAGTGAAAAAACAGACTCTTACACTTCAATTCCCAACGAACTGACGTTCCAGAGCCTGCGCCTGCTCCCCTTTGCTGGATATCATAATAGCATGAGCTCGTATGAACGCCATTGGCCGAAAATCCGACCCGCAAATCGGCGTTGCCAGTATTAGTGACCTGAACCCACCGGGTCACGGTGGGAAATTTAATCTCCACACCCGAGACCGTCACCGCCACAGATCCAGTTACAAAAGGTTTCCCAGATGCTTGATATGCAGGTGCATAACCTTCGTTAACAGTTAAATTACCCGGTGCATAATTTGGTTGACTATCCCATGCCATTATTCGTTCTCCCAATCTAGAATTTCGTTGTAAATTCTATCTATTCTATCTGACGCGTTAAAATATTGGTTAAGTTCTTTTCTAGAAACCTCCCGGCCTTCACGCATCATAAATGCGCCGGGGGTTGAAGGTTCGCTGACAAAATCCCAACAAATAAGCTGAAAATCATCTTGTACAACAGTGTGATCACCTTGATCTATCGTCGAACCAACACCTCGGGAAGAAATTCCCAGCGTCACTCCCGATTCCACAAGTGATTGGAGAATTTTGCCGGCAGGTGTATCAAGTAACTCCACATCTCCATAGACCACGTCATTATCCATGTGAGCGCTCCTCACAATATGAGAAACATTTTTTAATTCTACCACTGAAGAATCCGGGTGGTCACATTCCCCCAAAGCCCGATTTTCGCGAATAAATTTTTGATAATTTCTTACCTCTCTCTCTAGAATAACTCGTGGATAAACACGTCCATTCTGATTGAGGGTATCGGCTTTTTGCAAAACACCACGCAGAATAATTTTGCCACCATTTACATCTTTTGATTCTTGAATCATATCTGTCGTATAATCAAACGGTGTCCAGCTACACAACAGGTTCATTTTATCATCAGTCATTGATTTCTCCATTTAGCTCATTTAGTAACTGGCATAAAACCATTCCACGTACCACCCCATCGGTAGAAACACTTGTTGCGACATCTTCTACATGCAATTGAACTTTCATAGTTTTTTCAAGCAAAAACTTATTCTTGCCGACCTTTTTATATTTACGCAGCGCGTGCTTCACGTCTCGATTAATTCCAGAGAGTTCATTTTCTAGCTGATCGAATTTTTCTGTCAAATATAAATGCATAATGACTTTTTGTTTATCGGACAGAGAGGTTCCGTATTTTTTTTCAAACTTTTTCTCCATAACGGCGACCGTTAAATCATTTACCTCGCGTGAAGAGTGTTCAGCCAAGGTAAGTTCTTTTTCGTCACGGCACAACCAACCATGAATTTTTGATTCGTGTTCAGCCATCTGTCTGAGATTTGGGACTGAGGATCGCCAATTGTTAAGCAATGTTTGAATCGTTGCATAATGAACATAGTCTCCAATTCGTTGATCATAAAAATCGGATTCATTAATTCGATAATTTATCTCTTTAATAAGCGCCGACTTTTCTTTATCAAGCTGAGAACTGTTGTGATTTTGAGCAGCTTTTTGTGCTTCACTCAAAATTCTAGTTGCCAAAGATTCGGAAACTCCTGATGTGCGGATCAAGGCGTTAAATAAACGAAACTCTTTATAAAGTTGAGTATTTTTTGCAAATCTCTTTTCAATTATTTTTTTAACAGTGTTGACTTTTTTGCTTTCATTATTAACCAGTGCTCGACTAATGCACACAATTAACTGCTCATAAATGAGACCGACATTCCTTTTTTTGTTATGGCGTGCCATTTTGATCTTCCTCGGGTGGTATTACGTCTTCGTCAATGTCCTCGGCAAGAAGCCCAGTACTAGAATTATTTATTAAGCTATCAAGGCTTGATAACGCATTTGTGACATCAGGACTCATTCTGGGACGAGGATTTGAAAATCCTAGCTCAGCGTTTAACGATTCGGCGAATGGATTCTTAAAGTAATCATTATCATAGGGTTGGTTACTTGTGTCTCGTGAACGAGTAGTAGACCCCACCCCAGCAATGTTCTTAAAATCAGGCATTTGCGTGTAGGCGGGACCCTTACGGTTCTTTCGCCTTTTTAGACGGGTACCAAAAACATTCTTAACGGCCTTATCAACTTTAATTGGAGCATCTTCGTCGTCCATGGAGAGTTGCAAATCAATATCGTCGTCATCATCGTCGGAATCGTCATCGTCAAGGTCCGGATCACCAATCAACAACTTTCCAGTTGCAATATCGGCCGCGAAGAGGCCACCTTCTTCACCACCGCCACCTTCTTCGCCGCCGGCCTCTTCTCCAGTTCCAGCTGCCTCGACTTCGGCGTCAAGAAGCTTTTCTTCAACGCGGCCTTCGTTCACAAAGTCGATTTCTTCATTACTAAGTCCCAACACGTGTTTTTGAACCCAGCGCCGATCCAACATACCTTCAGGTACCTTTCCAGCAATATCAAACCTTGTCGATATCAGCTCTAATTTTTGTTGTTGGGCTATTGAGGAAGGATTCGACAGCTTTAGATCGAAATCAATTAATGATTCACCTGCAAATCCATGGGCATAAAGGTGAATCATCGCAATTTTGTTAAGTTCGGCTATAACAGTCCTTTGAATTCTAGCAATTCCTCTCGAAAAACGAATATCTTCTTGGGCTAGTGTCGCTTTGGAACCAATAGACTCATCATAACCCAAATATGCCTTCGGAATCTTCAATGCAGCAAAAAGCTTGGCTTGAATGTACTGTACGTCCTCAATTGCGGAAGTATTTTGTCCTCCGGCCAAAGACTGGATGTCAGTACCTGAATCACCACCTCTTACGGGTATAAAATAGTCTTCATCGACACTTAACGGATTATATCGCAGATCTACGCGGCCATCAGATTTGTTAATGACCGGCTCGCGCTTTAATGAATTTTTTGCCTGTTCTAAATATGTTGCAACGTCCTCTGGTGGGACATTTCCGACGTCAATTTTAAAAACCCGTCTTTCTGGAGCCCTAATTATGCGATAAACAAGCATAGCGTCTTCAATAAGAATTAATTGTCGCCAAATTCGTCGAGATGACTCTAAAACACTCGATCCGTAAGGCAAAAAGGCGTCATTACCCAAAAGACGAAAATGCGTTATCTGCCAGTTCTCTAAAATCTGATTTCCTTGTGTCATCCACCTAAAACGAACCGCCGCTGGATCTTCAGGATCGTACCCTTCCTCTCTTTCAATTTCTGCAATTGGAATTGGGTACGCTGCTATCACTCCGAACTCGGGAGAAACATCATTAAAAAGGAAAAAATCGCCATATTTACAAAGATTTCTAACCCACATCGGCAAATTAAAATCGACGTTCAACGTATCATAAAACAAGGTATGCAGAAGCTCTCTAATTTTCCTATTTTCTGAATACACGTGTAAAACGTTACCTTTATCATCTGCCGATACCGTTTCTTCAGCGTAAATATCCAGTGCGCTAGCAATTTCAGGGGTTGCTTCCATCTCCGAAAAATCCGAATAACGGGACATTCTGTCAAACGAGCCATACGCACTCATCGTGTTCGAATAAACGTCCGAATGGGATTTTCGGAATTGTTGCAACGAAGACCCATGGGTCGGATCTTGTCCATTAAAAGCACGGACTCGACGCTTAATGGTCGGTCCATCCCTAAACAACTGCGTTAGCCTTCTAAAAAGCCCTGGTTCCTGTTCAGCCATCTCAACACCTAATTCTAAATATCTAGTTTACTACTTTAACAGCCACAGGAAATCGGAGAGAGGATTTTCTTGACCATTTGAACTCTCAGCAGGTTGCAAAGATCCATCTAAAATTATTGGCTTGAACGGATTTACCCCTCTAAGCGTTTTCATTCTGGGATCTAAAATACCTGATGGACCGGACGTGTTGACACTCATAGCTTCCAGCATTGCAGCATTTAAATCGACATTTTGTTTCGAATAGCCGGCCGCTGTATCGTATAACCACACTCCAATAGCCAACGAAATCACTAAATCATCGTTTTTACCTCGCATAGCCTGAGGTTTTTGACCTTTCCAAATAAACGTCTTGAGTTCTTCGTATAATCTCGAAGAACGGATCACTATTTGGCGATTTCTAATTACTTCTTCAAGCTTTGTTAAAATTTTTGGTCTTGATACGCCAGAAGTGGAAAAACCACCTTTTCCTATATTTCCATTGCCATACATAACTGCATAGCGATCTTTCTCGTGCGCAAAATAAATAGCAGGATATTGGAGTTCCTTGAGCTTCATAAGAACCGCATATCCATACGTGTTACTCTCGGGAGCAATTATAGCGTCATTATAACGCTTACCTGCCTCGGCCAAAACTACCGCAAATTGATCAGGCGGAATCTTGCACTTAAACTCAGCTACAACCTCCGATTCAGTGGCGTCAATAACATGAAACGCCGAATAATCGGCGCCATCGCCGCGCGCTACGTCGGCAGAAATAATATATTTGTGTTCTGAAAGCGAGTATTTCCATACCCATACCGCATTTTCAGGACCCCATCTCTCCAGGGGTTGGCTCACGGTCTGGCGGATGTATTCAATCTCTCTTGCAGTCAAAAACGTATCACCTGCGGCCGCGAAATCACACATAAGTTCCTGAGCGATTTGTTTTTCACTCAAGTTTTTTGCCTCGGTATCAAACCACTCTTCATCTCTTTCGGGGTGAACGTCCCAAGGAAGCTTGATCGTGTGGAATGGATTCTCTCCGGCCACGGCCTTCATGTAGATATCGTAATATTGGCCGCCGACACCATTTGGTGTCGATAAAATAATTGCCCGACCTCCAGTAGATAAAGTTGGATAGAGACCCATCCACAGCTCGTCAAAATTTCTCACAAATGCAGCCTCATCAACAATTAATAACGAAAGAGCCTCTGATCGACCTGCATCATCTGACGTTGGAATTGCCTTCACGCTCGACCCGTTGCTAAACTCAATACTCTGTTTGTTATTACTCACAATTTCTGGCAAAACAAGCCACTTTGGAAGATAGCGAATAGCGGTTTTTACTTTTTTGATAAAATTCATTGCTACGCTTAATTTTGTAGCAATAACAAGAATATTTTTATCTTTATAAAAAAGAGCCATCCACGCAGAATACGCGGCCACAAGAGTAGAAAGTCCCAACTGTCGAGACTTTAGAATTACGTTAAATCTGTGATCAAGAAAATTTTCAACACATTCATCCTGAAATGGGTATGTATCAAACGATATGGTTCCCCGCTCTGGATGTTGGATTTTTACATAGCGGTTGACGAAATAAAGTGGTTCTTTTCCACATTTAACGATTTCTTGAATTTGGCGCTTCTTGTTGATTGCCATCAGGCATCTAACTCTAAAATAATGTTTCGCCGGAAAACACACACTCTTCGTGGATTAATGGTGGAACCATTTGTCATTTCCAGAGAATCTCTATCCGACAGCTGCTCCACTTTGAGTGTAGTGCCGGTTGATTCTTTGAATCTATCTTTTATTACTTTGAGAAACTCTGCCATTCTATCATTGGATTCTTCCGCCAAACGAACTGTCTGGTCTCGCATCGCGCGTTCGGATGCAAAATAAGCCATAGTACTATACGTGATCTTCAGACGGTTCCCTTCAAATAATACTTTACAACCATATGTTCCATCTGATGAGCTTCCCCATGATGAATTGGTAATTTCTCCCAAAGCCCTAACTTGTTCTGTAGTAAGCATTCTAACCTCGCACAATATAACTAGGCACCGAAATTCTATTCTGCCTAAACTTGAGAATCGTTTCTTGGCCTGGTCTCCAACCAGTAAGCCACCTTGCTTTATTTGGCCAAACAAAATAATCTCTACACTCTACACAACATCCGAATTCGTCAAACGATAAATGATCTTGAGAATCTCGGAACAAAAAACTGCATAGCGGACACGAAAGAGGAACCCTCACAAACAACTCGTCGGTGAGTATGTGGAGCTTATCAAACGATACAAATTTTGGCATCAACACCCTCTTTTTGTATTTCAATTAAATTATCCACACTATCTTTAATGCCTTCGATATGAGATATAACCAATATACACTTAAAATACTTTTTTAAACTTTGTAATAGCATATTACAAACAACAATGCTGACTTCGTCCAGCGTACCAAAGCCTTCGTCAATAATCAGGATATCTGATTTGGGCAGTGTCGAGATATTAATTAGTGCCACGCGAATTACGAGAGAAGCGAGCATTTTTTCCATTCCAGAAGCACATTCAATTGGACGACGAGAATCGCCATAATCAATAAAGATATTCATTGCATTTGAATCGATGGGTGCTTCAAGTTCGATGGCAAAATTAATATTTGTTCCCAAGATTTTTGCAATTTCGGCATTAATCTTGGGAAGACGAGAACTCAATATATGGACAGGTACCCCGCGCTTACTTGTTGCAGTCATCAATAAATCGTAAACCTTCCACTCTTTAAGCAGCGTAACATATTTAGCCTGTTCTTTAGCAACGTGGCCCATTTCAGTTTTGGTGCGACCAACCAGTTCACTCAGTGACAATCGTGATGCATCATCTGCCTTCAGTTCTTCCTCCAATTCATAAATTTTTTCATGAAGAGAAGAAATTTCAGGCATCTCAGTCTTTTGGACCACTTGTGTTCTCATTACCGATATTTCATCGTCCAATAAAATTTCTGATTCGGATAAGTCGTTTAATTCCCGTTTAAGCTTATTCATCTCCAATTCAATGCCCGATTGACTCAATTTAAGATCGTTAACTTGTTTAAAAATTTCTTTGTATTTGTCAATTTTTTCTTGTAGATTTTCGGCTATCAAATTTTGTAAATTTTGTTCCAAAATTCGCAAGGAAGAATTTGTTTCTTTAACTCGACCAATCTGCTCATCGATTAAAGCGGCATCTTTGTGCGAGCGCTTGATGAATTTACATTGCGGGAAACTTGTCCCACAGGGAACTGTCTCTAAAATTTTAGCTGATCCCTTCTGTCGTTGTAACTCCTTTTGTTCAATTTCCGTGTTATGCCGAACAGTTAAAAGCGCGCGTTCGATGTCGCGCTGGTCGTTTAGGCGGGCTTCAAGCTGTGGAAGTGGAAACGAGCGTTCCAAAATTCGGGCCTTTTCTAGTTTTCGAATCTGATGCTGATACGTCTCTTCATGAGCCTGAAGTCGCGCCGAAGTTTCAATGATCCGATTTTTAACAATCTGCAGCTTGTTCTCCTTCCGATGAATATCGTTTACCGTAACAACATGTTCACCATTAGCTTCACGTAATTCTAGTTTTAAACCATCCAATCTTGATTGTGTTGACGTCATCACTAATTCGATGTTTTTAATTTTTATCTTGTACTCTTTTAGCTGATTCTTGAGATCGGCAATAATAGATCGCCAATTTCGTTCTGGCACCTTCGACAAAAGTGTTTTAATTTCAGTGGCGTCTCGCTTGATTAGTTCATACAACGTGTCAAAAACAGCCAAGTCCAGAAAATTTGCCAAAATTGCCTTTCGTTGCGTAGCGCGCTCTTTAATAAAAGCGTTCATCTCTCCTTGGGTCGCAAACGATGTCAGAAAAAAATCTTCTCTATCACCGATGAGGTGCCTTAAAAACCGATCAGTATCGCGGCGTTGCTCGCCTGACGTATCTTTAATAATTTCGCCAGCCGGATCAATTTCAAATAAATTAAGATGAGTGCTAGCACTTACCGTCCCAGATCTGGCGGTACGCTTTATAGATTGGCGCTGAACTCTATAGCGCTTCGAATTAACACTAACGTCTACTTCGGCGAGGCAGTGATTTCGCCTTGTGTTAATCACGTGCAAATTCTTTAAAGCGCCTCTGTCACTCGTGTTAAATAATCCATACGTGAGCGCGCCTGCCAAAGAACTCTTTCCAACACGATTAGCTCCAAACAAACCAATCACGCCCGCTAAAGAATCAAAATTAACTTCATTTCCTTTGCCGTACCCAAAAATATTGTCAAATTTAATTCTGTTAATCGACCACCGAGTACCTCGGGCTGTGTCGGTTTTTGGTATCATTTCGCAATATTTCCGTAAGCGCAGCTCAATTTCTTTCCAAATATCTTCATCGGAAATATTGGAGTGATAATCTCGAATTAATGTGAATAAAACCTGCGGATCTCGGAGATCTAAAACATTCTCGTTAATGGTGATAACAGAATCTTCCTGCTCTGGTTTCAACACGCGAGTAACAATTTCAGTAGCGCCGAGCTTCTCCATCAACAATGACTTAAATTGATTTATTTCAGCGCGGGGAACACTTGGAGGGTGCTTGATTCTTACGCGCGATCCCATTGGAATGAGTCCACCACTTACCTTCTTGGTATCAATAGAATTCCAATCAAGGGTCACAAAAGGTTGCAAGTTAGGAACCTCAATGAAACGACTAGTGTATTCTTTCGGACTTGTAATATCCCACAACAAATAACCTTTTTCTATCGACTCACCATAATTTTGCTGAATCATTGAGCCAGGGTATGCAATGGTTTTAGCGTCGTTCAAATATTGCCTTTTATGAATATCACCCAATAACGCAAAATCATATGCGTCAAAAATATCAACGTCGACCTCTCCCTCAATGAGCCAATCACTTTCTATAGCGCTGCCTCTGACGGCTCCGTGATATACAGCAATATTCACCTTCCCCTCATGGGGAGACAAATCCTTCCATCCCTCCTCGTCAAAACACGAAAATACGCAGAAACACATTCCATCTGCAAAATCATAAACACCTGAATCTTTATACAGGTGCAGATTTGGATGATTAATGGCGGTAATTATAGGGCTTATAGCATCCTGACGATCTTTGTTTGTAATTAAGCCATCGTGATTTCCCAGCATAATATGGGTTTGAGCTCGTGACGCCATCCCCCTAAAGCTCCACGTCAATATATCAACAAGTTCCGGAGAAATACCATGAGTTTTTGAATGAACGATATCCCCAGCAATCACAATATGATCGGGTTTGAACTTGTCACATTGCTTAAAAAACTCTTCAAAACTTTTTCGATATTCTGCATGCCGAGAGAGACCTCGAAAATGAATATCAGCTAAATGAGCAATTCTAACCATAAATCATAACTTTCCTATAAAATTGATCCACTTTTTATTTGTCTTATTAACGATTCAAGCTTTGAGGTTGACGACCATAAATACGCATCATCCAAAGTTCGTCGCAGATCTTCCTTCGACATTTCACCTACATCATTAAATTTATCCAAATTTACACATTTTACATTTATACCATAGCCCGTCAATCTTTCGGCTATTTTCGCCATTTTATTAGCAGCCTCCCGGTCCAACACTAATATCACATCCGTATGGTTGGTTACGATTTTTCTAAAAAGCGCATAACTTTCATCTAAAAACGAACCCAATAATGCTGACGAATTCCAGCCACACTTGACAAGATCAAAAGGTCCCTCTACTAAAACCAACTGTTCATCCCATCGAATGTTCAACTCGTTAAAAATAACATCTTTTCGTTTGACTTTTGAATTCATATATTTTTTAGCCCCATCAGAATCTATCGATCGACCAGTAAAATAATTCAACTCTCCAGTATTGTCAAATGACGGCATTATAATTCGCCTACAAAATTTGCCAGCTACGCACGTTCCCAACTGCCACCTAAAAAAATCATTCCACCCCAAACCTCTATTTTCGAGATATCGAATTGCATCCCTGGCATCTGGGTCTTTGCTATCTTGTAGCATTGCCAGTGGAACAAAACCTTCCGGAAGCTTTAATTTTTCTTCTATTAGTTCATGCGGAGCTATATGCGATTGATAATCGGCTTCATCAAAAATGCGACTATATTCTTCTAGCCTCGATGGCTTAAATTTCTTTATTGTATAAAGTAGTGTTTTTCCCTTTAAACCGCAGATCCAACAATGATGCATGCCAGTGTCCAATCTTATGGACAACTTTTTCTTATGTTGGCGGTGATCATCTGCGCAACAACTTGGGCATGCTACCGCATACGATATGTCCGAACGAACTCCACGACCGAATGTATCGGCTAAAAAGCTCACTCGAATGTCAAGTACTCTCTCTTCTTGCGTCATCCTCTATCCTGAGACCAGCAGTTGCCGTAACTAGAGCGTCTGCCATATCATAACACCCAGGATGCAGAATTTCAAGCCCTCGTCGGGGGCCTCCTTTCAATATTTTTGTTGGCCATACATAATCTGTGGAATTTTTTGCCCATTCAAACACTTTTTCCTTGACATTTTCGCCACGCTTAACTTTTATGCCAAGCTTTTTTCTAGCTTCATTCACATTAACGTAAACAGGCTGTATACCGAAAACTTCATAAACCACCAAGCTACACATTCCATTATAACGAGCAAGCTTGTTAATCACATGCGCGCTTGAAAAGCCGCGTCGAAACTTTTGGAGATTTTGTTCAATGAATATTGCTGTGGGATCCGCGGCGTATTGTTTGGCAATTTCATCAACAAGTATTTCTTTAAAATGAGTAGCTTTCTCTACCAGTGTGGAACCCTCAGGAACATGTGTCAACATATCCACTAATTTACCATTAGTCGAAATTATTGCAATTCCTGTACAGCTCGTGGAGATGTCGAGTCCTATCACATACTCAGAAATCAAATTTCACCCTAAACATATATTTATCAAATTCTGTCTTGAGTATAGGCTGAGCGAGCGTTGTTCGGGCTATAACGTTCATATTGTTATCATGGAATTGAATTGATGAAATTCCAAATGCCGTACCTTCGAAGCTTGACGCGTAGTTGTCTCGAGTACCTGCAATAAATGACGGATTAGAACTGGAATTTAACATCCCCTGCAAAGCGGGGGTAACAACTTCAAGAATATGAATATTCTGCTCACCCTGCATAATGAAAGAAAATTGCTCTCTTCCAAAAAATGGAATATTGGGATTCATTATAACCGATAGCCCTTCTTCGTAAATCGTATAACCAATTGCACACCACGTTGCATGTACCGAATCTGCGTCTGCTCGATAAAGGGTCCCTCGATCATTGTCTAAAATTGTCATATTAAGCGTATCGGCCGTGCCAGACAAATTACTATCGTGAATTCTTATAGATCCCGGCATCATTCTTTTACCATAAAACAAGTTACAGGCATCAAAAATAACGACAGCATTTGATGAATTATCACGGGTTCGTTGCAAAATTGTGTAACCCGACCCAGGATCTACACCGGCTGACTCCGGACTAGAACCCATAATTTCCTGCAAAATACCACTATTGGCCGTATTGTCAGTACCATCGCTGTTTGCTTGTGTCAAGCCTTCAAAAATTGACGACGTGGGCATCAAGTCGTTGAGGGTCACGATGGAAAGATTCAAATTTCCCAAATCATTAACAAATGACGACATCGCAGATCCAGAAGCTGGACGTTGTGCAACGGTTCCACTTGACAACAGGTTCCATCCAGGAATGAATTTACCATTATCTGCCGGTAATATAAACATTTCACGCGCACGGTGCATCTTATGGTTAGCACCGATATCAAGCAAGAAAGAATTTGCCGTATATGTTTCTGTGGAAATATCTATCGTGGAGGCGGTAAGATAATAAAGACGAGGATGTTTCTTTTGGACGAATTCACGAACATAATTTTGCAAATTAATATCTCGACCCCTCACACCATAAGCAAGTTTTACGTTGAACGGTTCCTCTGTTGCTTCAGTTGTCGCCTGAAACGGTGTTAATAGAACTTCCCGCTTGGGACTCTCTTTTACAAAAAATCCGGGAACATAAAAAACCAAACCTTGAGGGAGTTCGGTTAAACCAAACATAGAACCCGTCAGTATTCGATCATCAGAAATTCTTTCACTAAAAATCCGGATATCGTTAATTTCGCCATTGAATCTTGAAGCTTTTAAAGCTTCAGGCAGCGGCTCTACCGTGGGTCCGCCTCCATCGTAAATTCCCTCAACTGCGGCAACGGCAGAATTAAAATAACCATTCATTGCCAAGCTGGAAGAATTATAATGGGCCCCAATAAAAACTGAATTAAAATCATCGGGAGATGTATTGATGGATGCGGTGCTGACCCAAAACTCGGCATCTGCATCTTTAACTCCATCAATATAAAATGAGCCGGTTCCCGAATTGTGTTCCGATCCCCAAGCAGCACAAATATTGTGCCAATGATTATATTTCAAAACGTTGTCAGAACTTAAAAAGGTATAAGGAGGAAGAGAAGTAAGTGATACGTTCTGTGCCGGAGTATCACATGCTCCTGTAAGCTGGAGCAATAAACGGAAACCAGTCACCTTACCCGTAGGATCTCGTTGTGAGCCAGTCACCACAGACAATGCATACGATGAGGATCTAAATATCGTGGTACCTGCGGTATATGGATGTGATCCACTTATTGTCCGACTCAATTTAACGTTACACGAAAGTGTCAATCCAGACATGACCAAATACGTGTCGAGAGGATCAGGATAAATAAGAACGCTCGCAGATGGAAATGCCGACGAACTAACAAAGTGAAAACTTTGATTGTTCATGAATGCCCACTCAAGATCCGGATAACCCGTTTTATATTGTGGCATCAAGACTTTGCGGAACACGTTCTTTCTAATTGTATCGCTGGTAAATGTGTTAGTCGGAATGAAACGAAGAACCTCGACATACTTGGTTTGACGAGCAGCTTGAGAAGCATCATTGACCTTTGTCAGATATCCCTCAAAGACAGATGATAAATTTGCGCCGGTACCACCGGCAAGGCCCTTAACCGTTAGACGAGGAGGATCGGCACTTGCTAAATCCACCAACGTCCCGGTGAGCGGCTGATTGCCGGCGTAACCAATATCGGAAGCCGTTAAAAGCAGTGTGTAACCTGTGCCATCCGCTGTGGGAGTTTCTACCTGCAATTTATCATTATTGCCAGAATCGGTGTTGTGGGAGGTTGCCGTAACACCATAAAGTTTTGCCTGTGTTATAGAATTTTTAACTGCAGTTACGAGATCAGACCCGACGGTAACTCCTGTGCCGGGATCAACTCCAATCACGGTGGCAGTGCTGCTACCATACGCGACGGCCGTATCAGTAACTGCAGAAAAAAGATTACCGGCAGTATCGAGAAATGTAAGAGTTAATCCATCAGCCAGAGGATCTGTTGCGTTGCCTGCCCAAGAGCCAGACGCAGAACCCGTCGCTGCTATTGCATCAACACTGTAAATACCACCAAATGCCGCGTCCCGAAATTCTTCAATAGAGGAAGCATCAACTGGAGCCTCAACAAAAGGACCATTCTTTGACGTTTCTTTAAAAAACGGAGACGATTGGGCTATTACCCTAACACTACCTGTTACTCCGCCTATCGAAGAAGAGCTAAAGCTACGACTTGGGTGGAGCTCCAACACTGACGTGTCGATATTTGCTTTCGTAATTCGTATAAATGACATGGAACATCACACCAATCCTAGAAGTCTAATCTCACCCGAACCGTTAAATCTTTCTCGTCGTTTTTCTCAACCGGTCGGGAAAGCTTGGCAACTGCCAAGAGTTCATTGTTGCTGTTATACATCCCGACTGTCGTCACAAACGTAAACGAACGCTGGCCAGTATCATCTCCAGGCTCAATTACAATAACCTCTCCAGTTGCGTCCCTAAAGGTGGGATTGGATGAATAATTAAATTCGTCAGCCGTCGCCCTACAAAAAAGCAACGTTGAGTTAATGTTGGTTACATTTTGAAACGTGGTTGCCGTAAATGAACCGGTTCCAAACCGAGTAGACGCGAGGTGGTCAACAATATTATCAATTGACGCGGATACCATCATGTCAGGAATAAACGATCCACTTACATTATCGCAAAGATCGGTGGGTATTGGTCCGGAGCCCCCACCGAGCATTGCCTCACCGGGAGCGACGTCAGTACCCAAATATGCAGTAGCATTCATTGCAGCAATAACACCAGACATGTGTTGATCGATACAAAATACTTTACCCATATCAAAAACGCCCACGCCATAATCGTACCACATTAAGCCCACGGCTTTAGATGTGTCGGCGGTATTTTTAATAAATCCAACATCGCCACCAAAATACTTCAACTGTGTTGCTGATGCACCGACGTCGGCATAGATAACACTTCCAGATGTGGTGGGACGAGCGACATTTGTTCCGGTAAATGCATTAGCAATGGTTCCATCCACCACACCCTTGATCGCATCGACCTTGCTTCCGTCCAGAGACGCGGAGGAAAACATCCTGACTGCAAACGTCTCTTTTCTAATTTCGTCACGAGCAAACAAGCGTTTAAAGTTAACAAACATTGCTTCTTCGATACGATCACCCGCTGATCCAGTGCTAACACCGGTGGCGCTGGCCGCAGAATCGTAAGCATTGACTCCAGGTGCGTAGAATGTTCCATTAGCATCACCAAGGAGCAGCTGCGCAAATTGTTTATAGTTTTCGATTTTTTCACGCATCATCAATGACTGCGACGGAAACAGCAATTTACCATTGGAATCAATACCGGTTTGACAATTTATCACGGTACTTCCAGACTCATAAAGCCCAACGGTCATGTCCAAGACCGCATTGCTCGTCTGGAGAGTGAAATCTTGATCGTAAACAGTTTGAAACAGTGACGATGTAACGCCTGGTCCCACTCCACCCGTAACAAAAACCTGAAATTTTCTACGGGTGGAAGAACCTGATATGTCTTCCTGAATCACATCAACCAATTGACTTAAAACACTCGTAGATGTTTGAATGTCATCGGCACCAATTGTCTTAAAAGTGGCCATTTATAAAAACCTCATGTACTACTATTCTTGTTAATATCAAGCTGCTGGGTGACAAGTGCGCCGCTTGCAGTTCCGGTGATAGTTAAAAACGTTCTAATCACACCTGAATTTGCTGACGTTGAATAATAGCTATAATACGAATCCGAAAAAGATCTGATTGCTACCCTAAACGTTGCAATTGAGCCATTGCTCCCATCGGAATTTGTGGCTGTCTGGCGCACGCGTACTGTGCTAATATAATTTTGTCCTGTTGACGGAGTCGAAACGTTGTTCTCGTAACCTGTTACAGACAAAAATCTATTATCATATTGAACCAAAAAGCTGGAATCGCGAAGATCGACATCAATGCTGGTATTATTTTCGTTAGATTGAACAACCTGAACGTCGGCTTGTGTCGGGGATGATCCTCTCACAAGCGTAGAAGCGCCATTTACAAAAGAAGCAGCCAGCGTAGGCAGGACTGTCAAATATGGATTTGCAACGCTGATCATTCTATTTTTTAAACCCAAGTCACTATTTGTTTGAGCCTCAAAAACAGGAGTATTTTTTTCTATTTTTTCTTTTCCGACAGTTCTGCCAAACTGTCTAATAATTTGGTAATCAACTTCATCATCGCCAAATGAAAACCTTGTAATCTGAAATGAGCCATCATTTCTCGCCAAAAGCTGTCGGCCTTTATCTGTTAACACGGCATCGACAATGATATTATTAGTTGAATGATCTAAGAAACCCACTTTAACCTCTTCACCTATAAATATAGGTACATTTTATTTTCAGTAAATAATGGAAGCATATCAATCGGTGACAATTATATCCACCACTGCACTTTGCTGAAAATTTAAGTGCAATAATTGCAGCTTGTAACTAGCCTTCTCAACAGCAGAAGCCAAATGCTGCATATCTTCTCCTGTTGAATCTATAACCTTTAAATATTCCGGATCGAAATAACACGATACCGATGAATGTGACGAATCTTTGATGCTGTCCTGTGTCAAGGGTGTCACTAGTGTAAAGTTTGGATATGGCTTGGGTGCGTCTTTTCTTGCAACAAACTCAATTTTGAGTTTTCCATCAAACATGTCAAAACTTACTTGAAATTGTTCACTATAACCAGAACCCAAATCGTGCGCATCTACGGCACAAATAGCGTAAATATATTTATTTTCAATAGAAAATTTTTCGTCCACGTAAGACATCTTTGGTCTGTCATAAACGATATTTGCAAAATCTGGAATATTTTCGCTACGAGATGTTTGAACAACACTGTTGTCAAAATCCAGTTGTTTCACCAATCTGAAAGGTTCATTAATTGATGATCGAACGAATATTTGAAATCTCTTGATGTCTTCCGACGGATTATATGGCATCTCCCACTCTAATACCAATCGCCCACCCTGTAAGAGATAAAAATCTAATCCGTCAGGTGCCAATGGAGGAACTGCCTCGACACAAGTCACCGTAATCGACGGAGATTCTCGCGATTCCACAAGCAAATCCATTTCCACAACACTTCGTTTTTTATACGCAAAAAACCTAACAAGATAAACAACTGAAATGGCGTATTCATATTTCACACCATACAAAACATCTCGATCAACAAATGATGTAGCAGAGGTATTTGCCACAAAGAAATCATTAATAAACTTATTTGTCCCATTTTGAACGAGTGATTTCCTAATTCTATAACCCATAATCGTATTGCCCCCCAAAAATACATCATCGGTGTCGATTTTCTCAAATGCAATTGGTCTCACGGCAAATTGATAATTTGCAACTCTCACTACTCTACTGTTAATAAATTCTCGTGCTTTTATTTGCTGTTCAATAATTTTTTCGGTTACTCCACGAAGCATATTTTCTGCAGGCCCCATTGGTGTCATTACAGCCGCAGAAACAATATCGCCAGCAAATTTTTGAGCCATTACAACGTTAAACGTTAACGAATTTACCGCTCCGGCCTTACTCACAGCAAATGGCTCACCAGTAGTAGGATCAATCGAAATATATTCGTTGCCATCATCGAGATCTATGCTTTCTAAAAGAGCTTGACCGTCGACGTTCTCTGAGGTGGCTGAACTATATTTTAAAAGTGTTTCCGTCGGCGACAGTGCTTGAGCGTCAATTTTTCTCTGTAGAAGTTGTGCTTCTACGTTTGCCATCAATCGTTCGGTGACGGTAGAATCTTGCATTTGAAGAGCCAAAAACGCAGAATTCATAAATTCGGTTTCTTTAATTATCTTACTGATATTCTTGCCAAGCATTACTTCTTTTTGCCTATCGCTCATTTGAATTTGGGAAAGCTCTGCTTCGGGTGGAATAATAGATGCTAAAGGTGTAAAAGAGAGATGCACTTCTCGAGCGTATGCTTTATTATGACGATTAAATGCCTCCAAGCTACTTGACGTGTTAGTGGAAACACGCTCATCGGCCAAAAAATAATTGTACACAAACTTCCCGTCCAGATCTTCAGGCTCAGGAACATCAAAAATCGGTGTAGAAATCGATTGATAACTTAACAGTTGTCCGGGCTCTTCGGAAGTTGCCATTATTCAAAAGTCCTATCTAGGTTTGTGGGCGTAGACACTATTGACACGAAAAACTTTCCAAATGCCATTCGACCCTCTGCGGTTGTTCGCGGAGCAAGCTTATAACGAAATGGAGCATCCTCTCCGGTCTCTTCAATTATTCCTTTTTGAAGATAAAAATCCAAAATTAGTTGCGGAGTCGTAACACCCGATACATCGGTATCATCGGGGGCTACAATATAAAATTCGTCAGGATCTACAGCTAAAGCAAAAATTCGATCAAACATTTTTGCCGACATTACCCGGCTTCTCATTACCCCTGCGCTGAATAAGCGAGTTTGAAATGCATCTCTTAGATTCGTCAATAACGCTTCATCAACTGCCTCAAGTTCGCCAGATACAAATGCATCATCTTCAATAACAGAAAGTTCCGAAAGAACACTCGTTGCAGACGCTGCTAAATCCTCAGAAAATTCGCCTATCGTCTCCAAACCAGCAGCCATGGCACCGGCAAGATCTGCGGCGTAATCATTGATCGGAATCTGAATTCCTTCGGCAGTCCCTAAAAATGCAGACTCTGCAAAATTTAGACCAAGCATAATTCTACAATATATTTTAAGAATTTCTGATGCGGCGTGATTTGAATATGGAATCATTGTTTTTGTTCTAGCACGCTTTGTTTTGATATCATCACTGACCTCGATAGAAGCCGACGTGTCGTTTGATTCTTCAACTTCAACAACCAGTTTTGAGAAGCGTACTTTCTTTACGAGTTCTTCAAAAGTATCAACTCCACTAAGACTCTTCTCTAAATCATCAGGATCAACGTATACATCTTTATAAAACGGATACATACGACCCCGAAATACTATTTGAGGGTATTCGATGTCAACATAGCTCACCCGTACCGCAAAATCATTATCGATATCTAATGTTTCAAACATACCAGCCGGTAATCCTACCAAAATTATCTTTGCATTATCACCTTCAGGAGCCACAGCCTTCGTTTCTCTAGCAAGAAGTCGAACTGCCTTTATTTCTGATTTTGTCAAAATTGCCAACGTTGGTAAAAACGCATTATCTTCATCACCTCTTTCTTCTGCCAACGCAATTTGCTTTAACGCAAGCTGGTTTGGAGAGAGATTTTGTAACAAATCAATTCCTGCATCGCCGGTTTCTCTAATAGATTCAACAAACGTTGCAAGAGCAGAATCTTCACCTTCAACCAACCCCTGAACGGCGGCGCTATAATTGTCTACCCTAGTTGCATAATCACCAACGAAATCATACAAAAGTTCCAATGCAACATCATTCTCGTGAGATTCAAGAAGAAATTCTTTCATTCCTTTATGCATCGCGTTCAACCTTTTGTTGGCCCAGCTCGCTCCGACTCCTTCTGCTTCAGTGTAATCAATATCTTCTAAATCATCCCAACTGCTCGCAAGTAAATTATCTACCGAGTCACGCACGTTCTTAAAAAATGAAACATGTCCCACACCCTCATGAGATTGAGTGGATGATGCGGCGAGGCCAATGGACGCCACTTGGGTGCTATACGACCTAGTTGTCCCTGACGTCCACTCAAGATCTCCAAGTCCTCCTTCTGCGATATCGGCCGGATCACCGCTTCCGGCAGAAAAGATTTTAACCATATCAAAATTCGACATTAGCGCGGCAAGTGCACGCATTATATTTTTCGCGTGATTTTTAAAATTAGCATTTCTAAACCGCGTTTCTCGAGATGTTTTACGAGCAAAGAGATCATGCCATGCCTCAATTGTTGGAACCCACATTTCGGTAGCCATAGACTCATACGCGGGATCACAAAATGACCATGAACCCGACCCATAAGGCGATTTACTTTCGGTCAACGATGGGAAAATTGGATCGCCATCAGGAACTGCTTCAACTTCATGAAGCGGCGACATCAATGCACCCATTATCTCCATAATAGTATCAATAATTTCTGCCGAAGCAATCTTTATTCCACGCCAGCCTTTAACGGTCCGATTATTTTCTGTAAAAAACAAATAACCTACAAACATTGGGTTAACGTAACGTCTATCTCCATTCTGTGCCGATCCGAACATACGATTAGCCAGATTATAACCTTCCTTGGGATACGGATAACCGTCATCGTACGATTTTTGGGTATCAATCTTGGGGGAATACGAACTCTTCTCATTAAACCAATCTGACATTGCAGAAAGCTTAGAGCCCAAGCGGGTACCAACGGTATCAAGGCTGGCTGGAGTTGACGTTCCTGGCAAAACATATGCTGTTGGCGACATTTCTGTCTCATTTGTCTCTTCGTCAAGAACGATTTCCTCCGGCAAACCGGACGCAGTTAAAAAGCCATTTTCGTAATCACTCACCAATGCAGATACGAAGCCATAAGCCGTCTCATAATCATCACGAATGATGAGCCACGCGATCATTCGGTTATACATCATGTGTTCAGGAGAAAGATATTCATCAATTTCGCTATAAGCAGCCGAATAAAAAGCGCTCACAAATCGGCGGTTCCAAACATCGAGAATTACCGCGGCAGCAGGACCCAAATTAAAAGGCATTTCGTCCGCAACAAGCGCATAATCTCGTGGATCGGCATAACCATCAGCTTTTTCACCTAACCGAAACATTGTCTTTCCAAATGTCTCTAAATCATGCATTGACTGGGTGAAGTCACCCAAAGTTTCATTAAATTCATCAAAATTTAATGGATCCGGACCAGAAAACGCCTCGTCAACTAATCCTTCTATTGTTAAATATTCCGAGGTTCCATACGAGGTCGTTGCCTTTAACGGTAGAAAAATTGTCTCGCGATTTAATTTGGTTTTTGATTTTCCAATTATTCCTTTCTTTGTTCTCAACATTTCTGAAATTTTTGCTTTTGTTTCGGTGTTGAGAAGGCTCTCTGTATATGTCGATCTCCTTAATTTAACCCACGAATCTTCACCGATCAAGTTTTTAAACCCTGAAAATGGCTGATCTATATTTGAGGTTATGAATTTAGAGCCAAGGGCGCTTTCACAAATAGCAAGAAAATCGTCGTCTACTTCATCACCAATGGATAGTTTCGTGAACTCATAAGATGCGACCATATCTCGTACCACAAATCCCGTCGTTAAAACCGGCAATCTCTCACGAATTTTAGACTTAAATCTCTTTGCTACTCCCTCGGTTGCACCAGCGGTCCGCTTGTTTTTCTGCATCTGTGAGGGAATAATCGCATAGCTACACAACGGAATGTCGGATAATATCTGTAAAAATGGTGGAGCAGCTGTTTTCCAAAACGAGTTTCTATTTTTGGAGCTCTTAATTCCCAAAATATTTCTAATTTGACTGGCTACATTGACTCCAAACAAATCAACCTCCAGCTCTTCCGGAGGTTCGTATTCACCTTTAAAATCTACAAATCGAGCGGAATGTGTTGCATATTCCCGCAATAAAATCATCAACTTAAGCAGCGCGATATCGGCTTCTGTGGCAGCAAGAGCGCTGGCGTATTGATTCGTGGCAGCCGTAAATTCGTCTGGCAGAGTATCTTCCAACTCAGTCAACATATCCCGAATGGCCTCCAACGTTTGGCTTCTTTCACTTACACGAGCCTTGAACATTTTTCCGGCCAGAGTTAAATCGCCACCCGTTGCATAAAGTGGTTTAAAATCAAGCATTGCCAAAATTTCCGGACGCTGGTCTGTAATTTTGGCCGCCTGATGCATCCGTTTAGAAGATCGCGCAATTGTTTTTGCGATATTGCCCCGAACCTTGGGCGCAGAACCTGCTTTTCCAGTGCTATAACTTGCGGGTACCCGGGCTTTCGATGCCGAAGTTGACGTTTTTGGTGCTGAGACTGTTTTAGATGTTATTGCCATTATGTTGCCAGAAGTGCCTCTTTAGGAAAGGTAGATAAATTCATGATTTTTTTAGCATTTGATTCTTTAGCCAGTTCTCCACTAACGGTAACAGGAATAATTGAATATGATATTACTCCAAGGGCTCCACCTAAATCTTTGTCAGCAAAAGAAATTAATTCCCGGGCGGTTCTGCCATCCGGGATTGCCATACCTACCGGAGCCTTTACACCGTTATAATTAGCCATGACGACAAAATACGCAATATTCGATAAATCGCCGCTGAATTGCCACGAAATGAAATTATAGCCTCCGGCTTTATCAAAATCTGCGTCTAGATTTCTGACAACTCCAAGCTTAGACGACGCAGTCATGTCTACTTTCTTAACTAAGCCACTCTGTGAATTAAGCAAAGCAGCAACTATATCATTTAATATAATTTCGCCATTTGAAGGGAGTATTTCTTCCCGGTTAGCCATAGGATCTCTCCACTTCTTATAACGGAGTAAATATGATTGTCCAGTGGCTTGGTCCGTCTCCTGGGTCGTTGTTAAATATGAAAGAGCTGCTGCGGCTGTTACACGGGGTATCACAAAATAAAGAATTCTTTTGGCACGTCGTGCCGGTAAAGTAAACGTAATTGTTTTATCCGCCTGATAATCTCCCATATAGCGTAATGCTCCTCTCTTTTTATGATATTGAAAAATAACGTAATCGGCGATAACAGACGTATCAGTTTTTTCAGCCTCGAGCTCAGTTTCATAAATTGATGCTTCTCCCGAGGAAGTCGCTGATTCCAACATCTGGCTTGCGGGAGTAGAAGCAACATTTTGCGTTATTTTGAACGTGTGAGTCACCGTGCTACCACGTCGGATCGAACGTTCATTTATGATAGAAAAACCCAGTCTCATTGCCGTCGCTCTGGGAGCATGCCATAATGATGGGGTCTCTGCGACAAGTTTGCCAAAAGCATCGTTCATAAAAACTCGCGCTGTGTAAATAAAAATGCTCCCGTCATAAACAGTATTGTCACCCCACGAAGCATTTCCCACCGAAGTACCAATCACAATATCGTCAACATAACCAAATTCCTTTCGATAAAGAATGGCTTTGTAACCCACCTCAGGTAGACCCTCAAGCGTAATTGTTACTCCACCCTCTCCGTCCTGAACAGTTAGAGTAGGAACAATTGTTTCAATGCCTGGTTTCTTAATTGACGGAGGAGCCTCCAAAGCTCTAACATTGGCAACTCCAGGTATACCTCCCACAGATCGATTCGCAGTAAGGGCATAAGCACGGGTCTCAGATGCATCATAAAATATGGTATCACTCTCTATCTCTTTTCTTTCTAAAGGCTCGAGAGTATCTTCGGTTACTACGTCCCTATCTAAAATTCCGGATTCAGACGGAATAAATTTAAAAAGCGTCACGTCGACCGAAAAATTATTGGGATTTTTAACGACCAATGTGTCTGGTAAAACAGTGATAGGATCGTATGTCACCAGCTCTACGCTGACATCTTTTAAGCGTGCTGAAAATCTGGTAAATAACTCTAAATTATTGAAGCTAAAGTTTTGTTGTACGACCTCGATCCCTTGCTTGAATAGGGAAATTCGCAACAAAAGATTTTTTTCCCCAGCAATGCCAGCCAACTCGTCTTCACTCATTGGAAACGAAATAGAAAAATTCATTTCCTGATATTCTGGCTTTCCGGTAGTGAGTGAGGTCACCATCTCTGAATCTGGAACTACAGACACAAAATGAGAATAAAGTTCCTTAAATGGGCCGGTTGTTTTTATCAATTCATCAATTGTTGTGTTGCAGGAGCGCATCTTTCCAGAATCTCGATCCATTTCGCACTGCCTCGGAAACGTAACCTTAGAAATAAGACCTGGAAAAATTCCCAGATTTTCGAATAAATCATTGCTTAATTTTATGGGAGATGTACTTTCCGCAGCAACGGTAAGCTCCTCAAGACCACTTCCGCTCAATACCAGCTGTTCGCTAGAATTTGCCTCGCTGGACTCCATGATATCGATGACATCTAAATAGTCCGTATAATTTTCATCAGTTATAAAACCAGACCCAATATTCGAAATATTTTCATCAGAAACAAAGCGATTAATGGGAAATATTTCCTCAACGATGGTTTCTTTTTCTTCTAAGGCATCCAGGGCAGCCTTGACATTTTGAACAAAACCGACGGTTGCGTTTTCAACATCTTCAGGTGTTGTTCCTTTAAAATACTTGTACCGAAAACGCATTTTTTTTGCAATTTGTACTTGTATTTCGTCATATTCGTCAATAACGGCTTGTAGCATTCTGCCGTAAACCGTGAAATTATAAGTCACAATGCCGTCTTCATACGAAACACTTGCAAATGTATCTTCGTTTTCAATTAAAAAATATTCTGCGTCAGATTCTAGGTCACGTACAAACATTACTCAAACACCAGTGTAAAAAGATTTGCAAACGTCAAGCATCCCTTGGTATCTCGATACATCTTTCCAGCATAAAAAACGTGTGGATCAACTCCTCCATTTATTGGATAAGTTCCACCATCGATTACAATTAATTTCGTTAGTGAGTCACCACTCACTTCAAACATTTGTCCCAACAGATCATTAGTAGTACGAGTATTTGAAAACGAAAACTTTAGCAATTGTTGATCTTTTAGATTTTTTAAAACGGCGTCGTAGTCTGCCGGCGGATCTTGATTGATTTTCGTATATTTTCCCAATGCACTACCGGTAACTTCGTTCGGAAGCGCATACATTTGGGGTGGGAGATATCGATAATTAGGAGCTCTAGCCACTCGATAATCTTGCCATAAACATTCAACGTCATCAAGGCTCGCTGTCACGATAGTATCGCCAAGATTGGACAATTCTGCGCTTATGTAAAATGATGCCGTTGTAGGAGTGAGTGTAAACGCATCTATAATTTCATTTTTCATTAAATTGCGAGTGCCGAGCACCATCTGCCGCTGGAAACTCTTTAATGAATCGGCCGTGAGTTCTTCCGCATAAAGTGAAACATCTTGTTGAAGCTGACTGCCACTCACTACACGCCCACCATACAAGTTGAAGGTGTCGGTCGTAAAAGGGACCAAATTTCCACCGCTATCCGTCTCAGGAATAATAAGATCAGAATCAATAGAATATGCTTCAAAATAAAGGCGATCGCCCGGATCAAAAAGTTCACCATTAGAGCCGGTCTGATAGAACATTTGCCTATCAGAGTAAGATACATACATAATTTGCATCTCACCATCGGCCATTTGGGCTCGACCCGTAGGCGTGATCACAGTATCTAAAACGCGAGTTTTACTATTTAAAATGCCGGCCACAAATTATCCCTCCGACATTAAATATCTTCCTCTAGAATGTCTTCGCCCATCATTTGCTCTTGAAGCCCTCTGACGTCTTTCAATTTCTCCGGACGTTCACCCATCTTTCGAGAGGGCATCTTCCCATCCTGGTCTAATCTATCCTTAATGCGAGCAAATGCATCTTTCTCGCCGGAAGGTGACCCCGCAGATTTCGGCTCCTCATCCGGTTGACACAGGGCGACACATTCTTCAAAGGCCGCTTTCTGAGCCGCAAGAGCTATCTTGTCATTTTGAATCGTCTCGGGACGAGCATCGAGATATCGTTGAATTTCTAAAATTGCATCGACTAACAGCTGGTTCACGGCAACCGCATCTGTATTACCACTTACCTGGGTAAACACTCTCTCAACAAATTCGTTAATTCCACTTACCGTCAACTTGTACTGCTCGTCGGCACTATTAAGCCACTCTATATGACGATCGATCGAAGCACTCCGCTCACGAATATTCTCACTAACATCTTGCAATTTCTTTGTAGACAAATCACACCTCAATAAACATGCTAAGTTTACACCATCTTCACTGAAAATAAAAAAAAGGCGGCCCGAAAAAATTCGGGCCGCCAGACAATATGCTCTGCTATTGTTTGCTATTGTTAATTACGGTACGGCGACGATCACGGTATCATCTACGATGATGTTAAACGCGAACTTGAAATCGACAGCTGCTAAGCTGGCATCAACCATGTTATAATCAACTGTGCCAAGTGCACGCTCAGGTTCCGAACCAGACCTCATAAGCTGCCCATTTACATATACATCAACAAACGCCCTGCTGGCCATTGTAAGTGAAGACATATTTGTAGTTGTCGCTCCAGTCGCGGTAGACAAGAGCTGACCAGCAGTTGCCTGACTACCTGAGATCGACATGATCTTCTTCTGTCGAGTAGACGCTGAATTTGCAGCGGTATTGATCGCAGAAAGCAACGAAACCTCTCCAAAAGTAGCCCTGTAATTGACATAGTCTGCATCGGCACTGGCGAGCAACAATGGATTAGCATCAGTCCAATCACTCCCGATCTTATAACCATCCCAGAACTGGATTTGATCTCCAGGAGATGACAGGCGAAGGAATCCACCTGCGGAAGACGAAAGCTCCATTCCCATGCCGGTACCACCAACAAGCTTGTTAACTCCCAGTTGGACACCACCTGAACCACTTGACCGGAGGAAAAATGCGCCATCCACCTCGAGGGCCACAGAATCACCGGCATCAACACCGATGCGAATATCGGTAGTACCTGAGCCTGAGATAACCAGATCATCCGTCGCACTGAGGAAGCGGATCGAACCGTCACCGCTGTCTCCCAGGTTGAGTCTGACATCGTCCTCGAGCTGAAGGGCTTCAGACGTATTGGTAGTAATCCACTTCGCCTTGGTGTCTGTGCCAAATCTGTATGATAAGGCAGCTCCATTGTTGTCGAGGAGATCCATGTTTGTTGCAACATCGAGGTCGATGGTGGTACCCTTAACAAACAAGCTTCCAAGTCTGAGATCAGCATCAGAAGTAAGCGGAACAACCTGACCAGATCCACTGACGGACAGGTTTGTTTTAGCAAAGGCAAACTGACCAGCTGTATTCTGCCAGGTAAGCACAGGATTAAGCGTGGCATTTCCATTGGCCGCCTTGATGCAGAACATTAGAGCTCGATCTGCAGCAGGACCCGGGATTCCAGATCCAGAGATACCCATACCAATGATGGAATCCTGAATGACCAGGTTGTCGGTGTCAATCGTAGTGGTTGTACCATTAACTGTCAGATCGTTTGTGATCGTGACGTTACCTGCGAAGGTCGAATTACCCGCTGCTACAGTGAAAGAATCCTTGGCACCAGTACCAGTACCGGTAATCTGGACTCCACCGGAAGCGGTAACCACTCCAGTGGCTGTAATAACAGTATCACCAATCTCAAGCACATTTGCCGAACCAGCCTGATTCTTGATCAGGAAATTTCCAGCATTGAGGAAATTGGCCCTGATATCGCCGTTTGAATCGAGCAATTGCGATGTTTTCACACTTGGAACATCTGCAGGTGCACTGATGACAGTACCACCAATTGTAAGCGACGAACCTGACAAGGTACCATCAGAGCTGATTGACGCAACTGAATTGGCAGCATCGGCGGAACTGAAGACAGAGAAGCTACCACCGCCTGTCTGGACTTCAGCACGCACACCACCGGCTGTTCCGGCGCGCGTTGCTTCGAGTTTGAGCCATTTGTTGGTCAGTGTGGTATGGGGTCCAAAACCGACAATCATATCGGCGTTCTTTACACCCAGAATATCCTGACTGGTTCCGAGCAGCGCGCCAACTCTGATACCACTACCAGACACGTATCCGGTGATGGTTGTTTGAGCGGCGATATCACCAGACCCATTTTTGATCTCTAGTGATCCGGAAATAACGGGTGCCGCGGCGACGGAAAGTACGTCCTTATCTACGGAATAATAAGAGCCGGCGGGAGCGGCAAAACCCAGCATTCTTGACTGGGCTGAGACAATATTGTCAAGCACTGCCTGCAAGCTATCGGCGTTGAGCGCACCAACGGCGGTTTTGCCGAGGGTATCATCTACCGAGCCTGTAAGAGCGCCGACCCTAATTTGTGTTCGACTAAATGGCATTTTTTTTCTCCTTTATTTTAAAAATTTGCCTCACAGATCAATAACTGACCTGTGCTTGCCAACAGAACAAAGACAAATTCAAAAATAAACGAGGGAACAGATTAAGATAACAGATTAAGATAACAGATTAAGATAACAGACAAACGCAAGAAACTTACAAGCTTAAGTATACAGATTTAAGGTTTCTTTCTCAAAATTTTCTTTAAATTTCGCAATTGTGCATCAAATCTAGCGCAGTCCGAATTAATAAATTCAATAGCAATCTGGTGTACCTTTCCAGTAGGATCAGAAAAATGAAAACAATAAATACCTGAGGAAGAAATAAACGCATCAAGCAGCACACATCCTTTAACCAGTAAAAATGCCGCAACACCTAAGTCGTTTGTTATGTAATCTTGCACGATATCACCGCTGGATTAAAGTCGCCGTAAACTCATTAATTACTTATTCAGCTCTGCCTTACGATGACCACATCTTCGGATAACAAATTCATCGAAAATGCAACCGCATTACTACCAGAAGCCGGTGCAATGACATAATCCTTACCAGAACCAGACGTCATAAGCTGTCCATTTAAAAAAATATCGTTTTTGTGAAAATTGTAGCTATTTATCGAAAAATTAAGATCAGGGATAATAAGTGGCTCATCTGCTGTGTGGGATCCAGTTACTTCATAAACAAATTTCTGAGGGTGAGTGGCAATGGAATACGCTCCCCCGGAGCCGGCGTCACTGGCACTCAAGCCTGTAGATAGAGTAAATACACGCTCCGCAGAAAGAGATGCCGTTGCAGCCAATACCAGATATTCTGCGCCGGCATCCCCTCCCCCTGGGGATGCAATTGTAATAGCACCGTTTGAAGCTGACGTGACAGTTATATTACTACCCGCGCGTATGTAAGATGTGTCATCCGCAAGTCTTGTGAGTGAACCGGAAAGACCAGTTTGAGCTACTAAAGCTCCAGAAACTACAGTATCCCCACCGAATAACGATGTACCCCTTGTCGACGTACCTCTTGAATCGACCGTTCCGGAAACAAAGAAAACTACGTCGGTTCCTACGTCGGAAGTCTTATAACTGGCACCGAAACCTCCAGCAAAAGCGGTGCTTCCTGTAGTATTTAAAAATCCGGATGCGGGTGTGGTAAAAAATCCCACGCTATCGCCACCCGTCGTCGAAGCGAGCGTAATTTGGCCGTTTGATTCTGACGTTACCGTCATATTTAGGCCGGCCACAATGTACGGTGCTCCTGTCGACAATCTGGTAAGGGAGCCTGACAGTCCTGACTTTGCTAAAATATAGCCCGTGGCTTCAGTCGAACCGGTTACCTGTAAATCACCCTGAATTGAGACGGGTCCGGTATTGAAAAGTCCCCTCACCACAGATAGATCTACCTTTCTTGTTGCAGCAGGACCGAACGATACTGCAATCTCATCACTGAGCGCTGGGGTGGCGCCGATGTTCAGAGTCTCAATATCAATACGAATCGCGCCTGGATTATCGGTAAATACCAGGCCGCCTTCGCTGTGCAAATCGACCTCAATTCCCTTAACGCCTGATCCGTCGAACGATAACGTCTTAATACCCTTTGAGTTTGTTAAGGCATTTGGAATGCTTAAAACACTAATTCCATTTGCGTCAACACTTACCGTAGATCCATTTGCCTTGGCTGAGATTGTGCGGGCGGACGATCCGTCAAATACCGATCCTTGACCTGATAGTTGTAATCCATCACCAGTAGTTAAAGCATTTGATAAAATGCCTGTCGTTGCAAGATCCGCGATTGATTGTGCTGTAGTTTTACCTAGCGCATAATTGTTGTTTGCATCTGCAACTAACAAAACGTCTGTAGAAGCGGCAGTGATTATAGTTCCAACGCTATTGGGTGCTACTCCCACACCACTAGTGTCAGCCAGTAAACCTCCATTTGTAGCCACCTTAACGGCCATCGTAACAGCCTGGGAGTTATTATATGACGTAGCACCTTGTATCGAAGTATCATAAATACCACTTCCAAACGTAATTGGATTTTGTAATGTTGCGGCGGTGCCCAGGTCTAAAATTCCTTGGACAGTTATATTGGCAAGTGCTGTCGCATTTCCCAATCCTGTCTGTGTCACCAAAAGCTGATCGGTTGCGGTGGCTGCTCTATTTGCCGTAACCAAATTGGGATTGAAACTTATTTTGCCGCCTACGATAGCCAACCCAGACGACGCACTTAATGCAACGGTAATTGACTGGGCCTGGAGGCCATCGTAGTTAAGATCTTCAATTCCACCAGCGTTGGTAAGTGCTGCCGTTGACGGGAAACCAGTTGCCCCAATCGTAATTTGGCCTCCAGAACCGGTTACAATACTTATATTAGTACCTGCCCGTAAGAAACTTTTTCCGGTAGGCAAGCGAGTTAGAGAACCGGATATTCCTCCTAATGCAACAAAAATACCACCAGGGTAGTCAGGGTTCCTCAACCCCACCTGTAATCCATTGGGTGCGATTACATTAACCACATCACCTTGAGGAGTCGTTGTCGTTAAAAATCCGCTTTTTCTAAGCGTTTCTGGTTTTATGCTAGTTGCCACATATCACCTCTCCCTCTACGGCCACGTTAGTACTATAGACCTAGCCGCATCGGCCTCGACTGCATCGCGGTTTCTTGCCGTTCCATCAAAATAAGGAAGTGAAGACGTTGCGTAGGCACTCAGGTTTGAACACTGTGTTGTGGGAGGGGAGACAATAAAATCAGTTGACGTCGGGTTCGTCCATGTCGGTACTCTAAATATGGCCTCAATTGGAGAACGCTGTGGTTCTTGGTGTAGTCTTCGGCGCTTGCCTTGGCGCTTACGTCGGCGGGCAACGTCACCAGGATCATTGATAAACATCGTGGAATATTGGCGCTGTTCAAGCATATCGCGAAACTGTCCAAACCGATCGCGGCGATAGACGGCCGACGTGTGAAGTGGTTGTGCGGCGATCAATCCATACTTTAATCCGCGAATTTTCTTAAATAGTGCTACAAACGATGTATACTTCGGATTGTATGTGCAGATCCCTCTAAGCGTGGGAGTTCCTCCATCGTTGCGATCACCAATTCCAAACATCATCTCCATAGACTGCTTGTTCCCTGGACTCGGCCAGGCGCCGGCCCACTTAAAAATGATTTCAAGCAGCGCTGCCTGGTTTGCCGACGCGGCCAAGCCCAGGTCCGACCCTATATAGCGTGGCCAGGTGCTGGCACCCTTATTTTCGTTTATGTCATATTGTATTCTACAAATTAAAGGAGTGCCCCAATCATGTGGTTCATTCACGCCAAAGGCAGCATGGCGTTTCCACGCAACACCGGCGACACCGGTGCCGGTGTCGCCCAGCGTATACCGAACTTCTTTATTCATGTCTTCGCCAACGACAACAATCGGATTAACTTGTTGCACAAACGCGCGGTCAACCCCGTTATAGCGACTCTCGAATGGAAAGGCCCGCTCCCATCTGTCATTACGGAAAATGTGATTCTCCCCAATTTCAGGTCCACCCCAATACGGTGGCTCTATCCCGAGTCGAATCGAAAAATACGCAGAACAAGAAATAGGAAGTACGGGTTTGTGTGGACCGCCGCTGAAGCCCATGGCAGTCAAATCTGTGCCTTGGGTGACATTACTGAGTTCCCTCCCATCTGCCTGCCACAATCCGCGAATATTTGGTGCTAAAGAATCATAGTAATATTCGGACATGTCACTGCATCGAATTGTACGTCGAATTGAACCTGCGTCATAGAGATTCGATGGGAGGCGGCCGCCCAATGGAGAGTATCTTCGCTTAATACCGCGGGCACTAGAAGTCATGGGGGACGAAGACTGAACAGCAGTAATTCCGTCCAGACGCGTTGAGCCAGAAATTAATGTACTGAACGGACTATAATACAGATCATGATTTGTCGCAAGATCATATTCATCTATAACAGGGCCGTTTGAAATTGCCTCGTGAACACAGACTGTCCGAGTTTGCTGCGAGAGTGGATGGTGGTATTGCTTTTGATCTTTAAGCAGAACGCCATAAAGACGTAGTTTGGATGGAGTTGCCCTTATAGTACATGAAGCGCTGGCGTGCACCGTAAGATCATTTGTAGAATCCCAACCTAAAAATCGATACTGTTGTTGTATAGGCTGAGAACCGGCCTGGTAGTTCCACCCTGTCACAGGTAATACACCTCCGTAAGTATTATATCCAGCACTCCAATTGCCCCACTGAAGAGTGGGAGCCATTGCTGCCGCAGACATATGGCAGGACGCCGAGTAACAGTTGATAAGCCGCGCAAGCGAACGATAACTGGTATGAACGGGGTCTCCAGGTGACCACTGAGCGCCGAGCAAAATCTGATCGTCAGGCTGGAAAATAACTGCACTCTCATATACGTGTGATCCTGACGTTTTAAATTTAGACCAATTTGGGGAACCTACGTTTGAACCACGTCCTAACACATTCCGTAAACCTTGGGGATAAGCGTATGGCCCTGAACCCCATGTGCCGTTGGCAAGATTCGGGTAACCAACGGTACTTCCCGTGGCAGGTGTATCCGAAAAAATGCGAAGTGGAGTGGCGGTGTGAAAAAGAGACGAACCTAAATATGTTGAGTCGGATATTTCCTTGGTCGGATACACTACCGCCCCAGATTCTACCACCGTAGGATCGGAGTAAATGAATACCAGCCCGGCATTCATATCGCTGTTGTAAACCATCTTTGGCTGTGTAAATAAGTCTTGAAACGTGCTCTCGGGTGTATGTGACGGGCCCGATGGATCATTAGGATCCGGACACATAGCGTCTAGCTGCATTCCTCCAGGCCAGTATCGACCCATAGATGGAAGAGCTGTACGGGGACCGAGATAGGCGGTTCCGACCATACCAACAGTGGACCATTGAAATCCGGCAGTGGTAACTGCCTGAGCACCAGAAGCTGGATACACACCACCGGCGCCGCCTGCATCCAGTGTCCCAGAATAAATGTAGTTATTAAAAGGATTTATGTTAGGGAGTGGGTGGGCGAACATCGGACCTGTTGCGTCCAAAGGCATGATGGGAACATCATGTTGGGCATAGGGTCCACAAACACGGACTGGAAATGGTTTGTGGACATGCAGCGATGCCGTCATATACCGTAGACCGAGTTTTTGTCCGTCTGTATGAGCAAGACTGAGCCGCGTATCCCCTATAGATCCGGTAGCTGGCACGCCGAGGAGGAGAGCTGTTGGTTGAGCCGCGGACCAAAACACCCCTCCCAGTCCATCAACCCGAAGGGGGAGGCCGGGAGCAGTACGATATGGTGCCGTTCCGTCACATCCAGGAACGTGCTCCAACAACGAACTTGATCTAACAATCCATCGACGTGTTGCTCGGCGGCCGCACATCGGATAAAACGCAGAGACGCCAAGTTTATCCGGTCGGAAGCCGACATTTCCAGCACCATCTCGGTCACGAGATGGATCGTCAGCCGCCATTCTTCCGCCTGCATACCTGCCGTCGGACCAGGGGAAGAAGGAGCTGGGCAGGTCGTTGTACGGCATGCCGTCGGGGCTGGTCAATGGTTTGTGCCACTCGCCGGGCCACATTCCGTCGGCGCCGCCGTCATAATATGGGTGAGCCCACGATTGCCAAAAATCCCACCCGATATAGGGTGAAAAGAACATGTTGTTTGAAAACGTTATAAGTTCCCGAGTAGCCTCATTTGCCTGGACTGCAGATTGAGCCAACCCTTTTTTGTGATCATTCTGTCGACACAGAAAAAACGTAAGACAATCTACAAAATTGTTAGTGACAGACCACGCCGAAACCTCCTGGGTTGTATCGTCGGCATTGCGATCCCTGTGTGTTCCATTTGCCCAATGGCCGCGGCCAAAAGCTCCCGTTACCTGCGTTGCTGTCTTAAATAGGCGATAGGTGTCAACATCTGTTTCAACTTCTACCGACTCTAACAAAAACGGATGTTGGATATAATCGCCCATTCGAATAAGCTGTGATGCAGTAGCATAAAATGCGGCATTATTAGAATAGTTTGAGTAGGCGATTGGCAATCCCACTTTTTTCAACTCATCATTCAAAATTTCATCATAATAATCAGAAGAACCCCAGTAACTGGACGTTCCCCAACTCGCCGTTGAGTCGTTACAGATGTCGGTTACTGTTACGTCGGTCGCATCATGATGCAGACCCAGCAGGTCCGACGACAGATAGTTAAAGACGTCTTTTTGCCAGGCCGTATGCAGACAGTTAGGTGCCAGCGAAGAGCCGTCTCTCACCCCTCCCGACGAAACCCGATAGACGTTTTTAAAAACCGCCAACTCTTCAATGCATTTATTGTCGGCAAACGAGATATCGGCCGGATAGTAATTTGGGAATAGACCCAAATCCCAGCTCCCCGGTGATGATCCGTAAATAGCTCCTCCCACAGAAGGGGCTGTGTAACCTGTCCCCGGAATAAATTGAAAAGAATGAAATCCATCGTGCAACCAATTAAACGTGCTGCGATGAGCAAATAGTGAAGTAAACGGCTGGAACAATCGCGGAACAGTTCTTAGATTAGTTATTACCGGGGAAGGTACTTGTTTTGAGTTCTGGTGCCAGTAACCGGAATAGAGCGAGCTACTCTTCTCTTGAGGGAGGGACCATTCGAGCTTCACTCCCTCCACAGGTTGTCCCGATTCATCGTGTTGTGGGAGGCGGTGGCACATCGGCTCCCAAATTTTTGTCTTAAAATTGAAATATGACAACCCAGTTTTAGGGCCTGTCTCTTGCGAATCAATCGGCTGAGTTCCGGACTCCTCGTTCCAACCGACCTGTCCATCAACACCCGACACGATTTGAAGCGTCGTTGGTGCTGAGGGTGTGATGTCGATTTCGATCATGATCCTATCACCCTTATCTTTTGTAAAGCCAGGTGCAAAATCACTAATATATGTCTTTTCTTCACTCACATTCACAGGAATTCGGCTATCGTCAAATGCCGCATAGGGAGATGAGAAACTTTTTGTGTCAGGAAGATAATCACCCACCACCCTCGATGTCTGTGATCCAAGCGAACCGGTGGCGCCTGTTCCTCCTTGAAACGCAGACCACCAGGTATAAGGTGAGATTGTAGCATCGGAGAAATCGTGTGTAATAGTTGTATTACCCTTCAACCCCGGTGTAGTTTGGAACATATGGAATTTAGGAGGATCAACCGTACATGTAATTTTGCCATCATGTCCTGCCGAATCTTCAATACACCGCTTTAGCGAAATCATCGTTAGATTCAATCCATTCATTGGATGAGAAGAACTTACAAAGTGATTAGTCGGAAAATTTTCAACCACTGCGGCAGTATATGTGCGACCAGTCCCATCGCTCGACGTCAGCGTTAACGTCTCACCTACTAGTGGCCCAGCCCCGAAAATTGCGGTGGTTTTAGCTTGTGAATTAGCAACATAAATATCGGGAACAGTGTTTGGTGTTGAAACGACACTATCAATATATCGACTACCAGACCTCAACAGCGTGGGATAATTAAACTGCGATCCGCTTAAAACAGGACCATAATCTATCATCAGTGCCTGATCGTCAAAAAATGGAGTTGATGCGTTCAGGCGACGTTGATCGGTTGATTTTGCGATTGTTGGATAGGCATCACCTCCACACTGTATCTCGGGAGAAGTACGAGGTGGATTTGAAACGAAACCGCTATTAAATGATGTCTTGGCACGATCGTATAACTCACCAACTTCCGCATGTGTGAGGGCGGTATCCCACCACGCGAATTCCCCGAGAGCGATGTTTCCACCTCCACCCGCGAGATCGGAATTACCGGCGTAAACGCGGGTGACCTTCTGGGCGACAAGAGGAAAGTCGGTGCCTCCAGGGGTGAAATGACCATCGGGAACACCAAGATCTTTCCCGTTAATATACAATTTGCGACCGCTCCAAGCGGCGACGTCATCGACGCCTGCGTCATTAAAATTTTCTACGGCAAGAACAATATGCATCCAGCCACGGAGCTCCGGGTATCTTATTACGCCTGCAGCTCCACAATTCCAAGTGTCAACGCGGAGGGTAGCTCCTAGATTATCTGCTAATGACAAATGAAATCCCGGCTCACCGGTGTGGCCCTTTACACCGCCATCAACATCATACCAGAATCTCAAGACAGGTGTGCGGACCGCATTGTCATATGCAAACAACTGCACATCTTGATGGGGTAACGGACCGAACGGGATAGGGACGGGCCAATTGTCAAGGAAGCGACACCACATAGAGACAGTAAATCCCTGGGCAACCCGCTTCAAGGCCGCTGGGGCGGACGCGCTGCCAACAGCGTCCCAAGTTTGTATAATGTTTTCTAGATATGTCTGAAAGCGCTGGGCATCTCCAACGGCAAGCACATCTTTTCTTGCATAATTTCTGCCACGCATCCACGACTCATCAGGGAGTCGCGAGCTGGTAAGACTAATTCCGTCACCCTGAGTCCCCACCTGCAACGATCCGCTAATCGCAGTAGCATCCCAACCTCTGGGTGTTCCTGCAATAGGAACACCTATTATCTCGGTTGATTTTCCACCGTAAGAACTTCTCGCCTTGTTGGGAATTAAGGTATTGTTTTTTGGATATTTCGTCTCATCATCAAAACGATACCAGAAAATTAAACGATCGCGCGACACGTACGCACCGCGGTTTTCGTTTAAATCATAATCTCTTGATGCACGTCTATCTCTCTTCATTTCTTTAACCCACCAAATGCTACCGAATCAATACCAAACACACTGTTTTCATAGCTCCAACCACAGTCAGCACTCTTTGCGTTGCGTGACGGAACACCCAAGCGATCAGCCTTTGTAAATGTTACCTCTAACAAGTCCCGTATTTCTCTATTTGACACATAATAAAATGCATCTTCCGGTGATGTGGCATCTTCAAATGGTGCCAAACTTGCCGTGATATCAGTCATATAAGGAAGTTGTTTTACATAGGCATGCAGCGGTTTCCAAATTCCAGTCCCACCAGCAAAATTTGAAGCGGTAACATTTGTGAGACTCGACGTGATTACAGTATTCCCGTTATATCCTGGTTCTGCTTGATACAGAGTTATTCGACCTGTGGACGGAGTCGCACCACCGTCGAAGCTTGCTTTTATCTTGCCCGCATGACCCTCGGGAGCATTTAGACAATACACCAACGTGACGTAAACACCAGCCATGGTGCCCGAATCGACGTCGAATATGTTGTTCTCCGGATCATCGTAGGTGTCGGCAACGTATGTTGCTGCGGTCCCATCTGACGACGTCAAAATAATTTCGTCACCAACAGCAGGAAAATCGTTCATTAACAACGACCCGGTGGCCACCGCCGAAAGTGGTGCAGGTTCGTCATATTCTTCACTTGCCCCGATCATTTCGAATGGCTCAAGGGATGTCTGTCCCGGGAAATAAAAATTACTAGAGGCAACTGATCGCTTATAAAAAACATCCTGCATCATGCCGGACGAAACTGATCCTCGCATGCCAGTGGGTTCGGGATCTTCTGCACTACCAATAAATGTTGAGAATCCGGCAAGGGGTCTTCTCAGCGCAAACGGTTCAATTGCTCCATTAAAATCAAAGGGATCGATTGGTGATGGGTTCTCCATGACCACCGGCCACGCCATCCTAAGTGGTTCTCCAATATAGATAGTGGGACTAAACTGGTCCATTTCAACAAAAGGATCACGCTCCACAAATAAATTTTCCAATCCATATGCTTGACGATTGAGTATATATTGGGGAACTTGCACAACTCTGAACGAATCTTCACCTATTAGTTGTTGATTGCTAGACGTTACGGTCGAAGCGATAGAGCTCGATTCAAATGTAATTGGTTGTGGCAGGCGTAAAGCATCGTCAAAGAAATCATTATTCTCTGGAGTGACGTTTATGAACCCATCGCTTGATGACAAGAAAACTGCAGGACGGTCAGACCGGCCCATCTTAGGCGCCACAGACATTCCAAAACGCTCGAAGGTTGTTATATTGATACCTTGAAGCGTGGACCCGTACGAACCTGTGTAAGGCGGAGTGACACTGCTCCCAATCAGGTCATAATTTCTGGTGGGTAGAAAAGCGCCAGTGCTACTGACTTCGTAGATTGCCTTAATCTCTTCCGCGGTGAGGATTGTATTCCAAACAGCAACATCCGACAGCTGGCCTTCAAATGCCCGGCTAGCGCTTCGACCACCTATACTCATCAGTGACACTGTATCTCTGGTACCCAGTGGTATATCTACGATCATTTCAACCTCGGCACCGTCGACGTATCCTTTTGCCTGATTGTCTGATGATGACCCGTCATACG